TTGTGCCATCGCCATCGCCAGCGTTTGTTGGATCTACATAGAGGTTAAGTCCTGCAACATTACCTGTTAGTGATGTTGGTGCTACTTGACCGCCAGCGTTCATTGGCTGTGATGCTGTGTAGATTGGGCGACCTGCATCGTTCAATGACATGATGTTCGACCATTGTCCTGTTGAGACAACCATGTTGCGAGCGAATGGGTTAGGTAGTCCTGCTGTTGCTGCATAGACTGATGCTGAACCGCGAGCAACAATTCCGAGCAATTCTGCTGCTGTTGGATATGTGACTGTTGTTGTTGCATCTGCTGTTGCACCTGAGATAAGTGCTGCATTAACTGCTGCGTTAGTTGCCTTTGCGTAAGCTGCTGCCATGTTGCGCACTAGCTCATCAAAGAATGCTGGAGATGTACGATCTAGCAATTCAACAGAGAATGTCTGCTGTCCTGCGTACTTCTTGACATCTACTGAAAGGAAAGCAGCGTTCTGATCTGTGTCTGAAAATGCTGCGTTCTCTGGCTCGATTTCAACAGTTGGAACTGCTGTGATCTTTGGAATCTCGAAAGTCATACCTGCATCTGGCAATACTCCGCGAGAGATTGCATCGATTGAAGGACGGATTGTTGTTGATAGTGGGTTGATGATTTCTGACAACTGGCGTGTTGGTACAAGACCAGCGTTGTCTGTTGTGTCATCTGCTGCGCGTAGGTACTGACGAGCTTGATCGTCTCCTAGTGCTGCGCGGATTGTGTTTTCTGCGTACTTAGCTGCTGTTACTTCGATGCGTGGCTTTGTGAAGTATGCTGCTGAAACAGTTGGGCGAGCAGCTTCAACCGCTGGTGCTTCAACTGGTGTTGCTTCGACTGCTGGAGTGGTGTTTTCCACGGCTGTCTCGCTTTCTGTTGGTTGGGTGATTTCTTCTACAGCAGATTCTTCTGCTGCGATATCAGTAACTTGAGCCGACTTGAATGCTGGCTCTGTTACTAAACTTACTTCGACCAAGCGAGCAGCAGATACATAAGTAACGCCATCCTTGATCTTTGACTTGAGGACTTCTGCCCCGATGCTCAATCCTGACTGTAATCCTTCTTCTGCAAGGATAAGAGCCTCGGTACCGCGCTGAGAGCGACTGATAGAGAATACTGCATCGATTGAGTTATCTGATTCGCTAAAAGAAACCATGCGACCTAATGGCTTCTTAGCATCATGCTGACTTAACAACTTGATTGCTTTAGGATCTTCGATAGCAATAGATCCAGAAGCAAAGATTACCTTGCCCATATTTGTAGATCCTGCTTCGACATTGAGAGGCACAATCTTGCCTGATACTGTGCGACTTGCTGAATCTGCTGTTAGATCAGCTGAGAAGGTGATTACTTGGTTCATTCTAGACCATTGCTTCCGTTAGGTGTTAGATCTGTCATTTCCATAGCCTGTTCCTGGGTAACCAGATTTAGGGCTAGGAGTTTTTCAATTACTGCAAGCTCTTGCAGTGGATCAGTGCGCAGGAAGTTCTTATCAATATCGAACTTAACTACATTGCCACGAGCAGTGATGTCATCCATTGACAAGCGATCTTCAATCGCAGTAATAAATGGCTGTAGAGATAGCGTTAAAAATTGCTTGCGTTCATCATTGACATTCTGATATGTATAACTTGAGTTCTGATCTGCTGAAACATAAATTGCTGGCACATTACATAAGCGCGCAATCTCAGTAGCAAGATTCTGAATAGCCTCGTTGTACATCATGTCTTTAGGAGAGAAGCCAACAGTCTTATAATCTAAAGTGCTGGTTAAATAAGCAGTAGAGTTATTCTGTCGCGCTCTTTTCCATGCCGCTAATAATCCTTGCACTTCTGCCGGTGGTAGATCAGCTCCTGAGTTCTGAATGAAACCAGTACTCATCGGAGTGGCTGCTGCAATCGCTGCTGACTTCTGGACATCAATAGCTGCACGAATTGTCTGCACTCCAGTGTTAAGAATGCCATCGCCTAATGATTGAAAAGTGATTAAAGATCCCAAGCCGTCCATTGGCAAAGTAGTGCCATCGACTGCATAAGATCTAACAAAAGTATTTGTGCTGTCTAGTGTTGCAGTTACTCGATGGTTAGCAATCCACTCAAAGCGAGATGGTCGCCCATCCTCAGAATAAACTTCGACTACTTTCCAGAAGGCTTGCCCGTAAAACAGAAGTGAATCAACAGTCCATGCAATCGTTACAGATCGTGGCTGTGAATATGAAGGCTGCTCTAACCATGCAGGTGAGCCAAGTTCTTCATTAGTAGATTTCTTGTAAAGCTCAAGAGGAATTGCTCCGATAGTTCCACACAATAGATTGCGACAGCGCATAAGTGCTGGAACAGAGATCGCTTCGCTTCTGCCGATAAATGCATACTGAAACGGCATTGCATAAGGTGAATACTCACCAAGCACCTGAGGTGCGGACTGAGCTTGTAATTGTGGCTTAGGTTCAAGCCCGAATGTCTGCAAGATTCTACCCATAGACAGAAACTATAGCATTTGTCAAGCAATTAGACAATGTGATATGGGTGTGTCTAAGTAAAGATTTGTGGCTTAGGTTGAGGAATCATTAACTTGCTCACGACCATAGCCAAGCCAATAGGGGCTGATATATCTCCAGCACTCTTTCGCTTGATAATGCGCCAAGCCGAATCGTTCACCTTAGCTGCGCAATTATTCATCTGCTGGATCAGTTCCTCTTGCCCATTGTGGATAACTCGATGATTGACCAAGCCTTCTAAGAGATCGCCACAGGCTTTATAAAATTGTTGACCTGAAACATCCTCGACCATAACTCCTGCATTGCCTAGCCGATCTGCGATTGTCTGGGTGGCGTACTTGTCATAACAGACCAGCCGTGGCTTATAAATGTCGCACCATGCCTTTATACTTGCTGCCATCTTTAGCTCATCGATAGCAACCTGAGAGCTGTAAGTCTCCAAGATTCCGATGCCAATCCTCCCATCTGAGAGAAGTTGTCCTGCGACCAATGATCCGTTCCTGCGTGAAGGACTGACATCGAAACCGAATACAGTATAAGCCCCTGGACTCATTTCCAGCGTGTTATCCGATGTATCTTCCAAGATTCCATGTGGCCACGGACTGCTTAACGAATCGATCCATTGGCAAAGAGTCTCAGTGCGCGTGTTCTCAATCGGTGAAGTAGCAATCGCTTCCTCAATCGCTTCTTCTGTGATGGTGTATCCCAGAGAGGGGTTAGCCAAAGCCCATGCATTGCGATCGTCTATCTTGCAGTACTGCGGAGCTGAGTATTCATAAAATCCAAAAGACTTGGGTGGATAGTCGATAGCTCTTTCTCGTAGGTCGTTGAGTACAGTGCTGAAAGCGTCTCCTGCATTAGAGGTAAGAAGCGTTTGAGAATTTGGGTGAGCTCTAGTTGTAGGAGTAGCAGCTCTAAATCCATCTTCTGTGATCTCTCGGACTTCATCGATGTAGAGCAGTCCATTGACTGATCGACCGCGAGAGCCGTCTCTAGTTGCTGCGACAACATCAAGCCTTGCTCCAGATAGCATCTCAATGCTTTCAGTTCCGTTGGCGTGTCGGATCTGTTTAACGAATCCTTTAAGGTGGTCATTGGTCTCCAATAGGTGTGTGACTTGTCGGAAGGTGTCTAGTGCCATGCTTCTGTTTGAGGACATGATAAGCACATTGGTATTCCACTTAATCAAGTGAGCAAGGATTAACATACGCGCCAGATGTGTCTTTCCGTTCTGTCTGGCTACCAGAATGAGGTTTGTCTTACGAACCCAGTTGCCTTTCTTGTCCACAGTGAGCATGTCCTTCAACACGAACTCCTGCCACGGCATGAGATCCATCTTGACGATCGCGCATAAGTCTTTGACATCTTGCAGCTTGTTTTCGCCCTTGAGAAGTGGACTGTGAAGCCGTGGCTTGGTTGCCCCTCGTAGGGCTTTGGACTTTCTGGGCTTAGTTGTCATTGGTCTGGACTGGGTCGGGTCTTAAAAGGACTGTCCAGCATCGGTTCGGACTGCATCGGGGAGATATAGTCGAGAAAGACAGGGGGGG